TTAGGGCGTTCAACACCACCAGCATCGCGGTGCCCTATACCATTCCAGCGGGTGGCAACGCGATGGCATACTATGAGACTGCTTACGCTTTCTTGAGCGCGGGCTTTTACTCCACAGAGAAAATCACACTGGAAGTAGATTACAGTTACGACAACATAACTTGGACCAATCTTGGCCAAGTCAGCAATGGTGTGGTCAACAACTGGGGCTACTTGCAGATCGACGGATCGCCCACGGCGTCGTATTGGCGCTTTCGCAACGCTTCGGCATCAAATGTGGTGGTCAATGCTTTGTCACTGGGCTCGGTACAACAAGACATCCCCTTGGCGCGACTCAACCGCGACAGCTATTTTAACTTGCCAAACAAAGATTTCGAGAGCAACCGCTCGTTGCAATTCTGGTTTGATCGCCAAGTCACCCCAATCATGAACTTGTGGCCTGTGCCACAAGATGCCTTTCAAGCGTTCCAAGTGCTCTTGGAATTGCAGCCCCAAGACGTGGGCAAATTGACCAATGAGCTGGCGGTGCCAGACCGATGGATGCCTTGCATGCAAAAACAACTCTCAGCTGCCGTGGCCAAACTGCTGCCCGGAATTGACGAGAACCGCATTGGGCGCCTTACCATGGAAGCCAAAGAGCTGACGTTGCAGGCTGAGGAAGAGGATAGAGACCGTTCGCCTTTTTACATCCAACCTAACATTTCGTATTACACTAAATAAAGGACCATAAAGATGGCCGCAACCGGATATACACCGCTCCAACTGTACTACAGCTCTACAACAACCAACGTGCCTTCGGCTGCCAACTTGCTCAACGGCGAGTTGGCAATCAACATCACTGATGGTTTGTTGTTCTACAAAGACAACACATCGACAGTCCAAACGATTGGATACAAAATTCGTCCCGTTTCAGCGGGCGGCACTGGCGCCACCACGGTGGCTGGCGCCCAATCAAATTTGCAAGTAGACCCTGCCGGCACGGCAGTCGCAATGTCCATCGCATTAGGGTAAGGAAACAAAATGGCAACAAATACATTCACACGATACACGGCCAAGAACGTGGGCACGTCCCCCGTGGTCTTGGTCACAGCCGCATCGGCAACCCAAACAACCGTGATTGGCATGACAGTGGCCAACACCACATCATCACCCATCACAGTGAGCGCGTACATCACCGCGTCAGCGACCAACTACTATGTTGTGAACAATGCAACTGTGCCCGTTGGTGGCTCGCTGGCCTTGTTCGGCGCCGATGGCAAAATCGTTTTGAACACCGGTGACGCATTCACCGTGGTGTCTGGCACAGCGTCTTCCGCTGACGTCATCTTGTCTTGCTTGCAAATCAGCTAAGGATAGCACATGAGCTATATTGGCAATACACCAACAACACAGTCGTTCACCCCGGCCATTGATTATTTCAGCGGCAACGGTTCCTCGACTGCGTTCACTTTGTCGCGCCAAGTCGCGTCTGTTGCGCAAGTCCAAGTGACCATCAGCAACGTGCCGCAAACACCGGGCGTGGCATACACAGTGAGTGGCAACACAATCACGTTCACGTCTGCGCCGCCCACTGGCACAAGCAATATTTACGTTTATTACACCAGCCCGGTGACTCAGGTGATCTCCCCCGGTCAACAGACCGTAGGCACTACCCAACTCTCAGCAACAGGCACTCCAAGCTCATCCACCTACTTGCGTGGCGACAATACTTGGTCAACCATCTCGACAGGCTTACCCGGCGTCCTTGGCCAAGCGTTCACCACAACTGGCTCAGGCCAAACATTTACCATCCCGACAGGCGTGACAGCGCTGAAAGTGACTGTGGTGGGCGCAGGAGGAGGAGGAGGCGGCGGACAAGGCTCCGTTGTTTGCGGATCAAACCTTATAGGCTCTGGAACAACAGGGGGCGCTGGCGGTGTTGCTGTAAGTTATTTGTCTGGTCTTACTTCTGGAGCAACACTTACAGTAACTGTTGGAGCGGGTGGGTCTGGCGCAAGTTCTACAACGGCCAGCACTGGCGGAACATCTAGCGTCGCATCAGGTACGCAAACTATCACAACAATTACAGCAACTGGCGGGGGGGGCGGTACTTCCAACGGCGGTACTGCGGGGAGTCCGGGTACTGCTTCAGGCGGGGCGTTAAATTTTGGTGGTGGGTATAACGGCCTCTCTGGCTGCAGTGTTTTTGGCTATGCAGGAAAAAACGGAGGAATGGCAACCAACGGATCAACTGGTGGGAATTATGGCGGTGGCGGTGGTTATGGAACATCTCCTGCTGGCTCTGGTTCTGCAACTGGTGGTGCTGGCGCTGCTGGCGTAGTCATTTTTGAATGGTGATAAACATGCAAGCATTGATTTCACAAATTGAACCCCGTGAAACGGGTTATCGAGTTGCTCAAGTCGAGCCTGACGATCAGACATTCCCAGTTGCTGCTGGGTTGTTCTGGACTGCCTGCGCTGACAATGTAGTGGCCGATCAGTTCTGGTACGACCCCGCTGACAACACAATCAAACCAATCCCAGCGCAATCCCTTGGCATTTCCCCAACACAACCAATTTCAACTGGGGCACAAACCCTATGACAATCTTGGTTGTCCCAGTCCACAGCGTGACCTATGACGGTGTTTCGGTATACGTCTACCACGCCAACAAGGGCGAAGGTTTGCCCAAGCACGAGCACACCTTTGCCCACTTGACCATGTGCCACGCTGGGTCAGCGATTGTTCGCAAAGAAGGCCGTGAGTTGGTGATTGACAAGACAACGCAGCCCGTGAACCTCACGGCCAACGAATGGCATGAGATTGAAGCACTTGAAGACGGCACGGTCTTTGTCAACATCTTTGCAGAAGGAAAATATTAATGCCAATCAGCTATATCACGAACGTCAGCACACAGGGCGTCATCACACAAGGCACAGCGGTTGCCTCAACCAGCGGCACGTCGATCACGTTCACTGGCATTCCATCTTGGGCCAAACGAATCACGGTGATGTTTAACGGTGTTAGTTTTAGCGCTGGTGCTCAACTTTTAATTCAGTTGGGGTCTGGATCGCTCACTACTACAGGATATTTAACTCAGGCAACAGTATTTACAGGAAGTGGAGCAGGTACAGGAACTTCTGTCACTTCTGGTATTCTTGGTGAAGGCAGCTCAGGGTCTTTAACCTCATCAACTGTTCGATATGGTCATGCAATTTTGACGATGGTTTCTGGCAATACATGGGTTGGCTCCGTTAATACTCAACATACAGGCACAACCACAGGTGGGCTTGGGGCTGGGTCTATTTCTCTTGCTGGCGCATTAGATCGCGTATCAATCACAACAGTAGCAGGAACAGCAACATTCACCGCTGGTTCAATCAACATCTTGTACGAGTAAACAATGAGCTATATCGGCAATCAACCAACTCAAGTAGCGTTCCTGACTGATACGTTCAGTGGAACGGGCTCGGCCACAGCATTCACCATGTCTGTGGCTCCGGCCAACTCAGCGTCCGTGCTCGTCGCCATCAGCGGCGTGGTGCAGGCACCATCCACGTACAGTGTCTCTGGCACCACGTTGACATTCTCCTCGGCGCCAGCCAGTGGCACAGGCAACATCTCTTGCCGCTACTTGGGCATTCCCGCATCGGGGGTGACAAACACAGCCTACCGCACTGTGACTGAGTTCACCGCGACATCGGGCCAAACCACTTTCACCCCTCCAAGCTACACAGCCGGTTTCATCAACGTCTTTCGCAACGGTGTGCTTCTTGGGTCTGCTGATTACACAGCGACCAACGGCACAACTGTTGTGCTTGGTACTGGCGCCACGCTGAACGATTTGATTGCCATCGAGAGCTTCCAAGTAAGCTCGGTGCTCAATGCCATTCCCGCTACTGCGGGGGCTGTGGTATCAAGCTATTTGGCTCCGAGCTTGACATTGACCACACCAACCATTGGTCAAATCAACTCAGCGGCAAGCTTGACACCACCGCTCTTTTATGACAACGCAGGCAATCAGATTGGTACGCTGTGTCGTGCTTGGGTTAATTTTAATTCTTCTGCTGGTTCGGTCGCAACTGTAAATGCTGCTTTCAATGTTAGCAGCATTACATATACCAGCACTGGCACATATACGGTTAATTTTACAAACGCTTTTGTCGATGCAAACTATTCAATGTCAGGAATTGGCTCTTTAGCTGATGGCACATCAGGCAACACTGATATTATTATTATTGGCCCATCAAGGGCGACTACAACACCCTTTACAACTACTTCGGCTGCAATTCAAAGTACAGCTAGAACTGCAACTAACACAACTTTTTTTAACGCAAAAGTTGCTTGTTTATCTTTTTTCCGGTAAGGACTCACAATGACTCAAGTAATTATCTATTCTCAAAATGGTCAAGTGGCTGTTTGTATACCCACTGGTGAAATGTCTATTGAAGAAGTAAAAGCCAAAGACACGCCAGAGGGTTCAATCATTGTTGACGACAGCACACTGCCTAACGCGGACGGCGACTTCTTTAACGCTTGGGAATTGAACGGCTCAACCGTTAGCGTGAACATCACCAAAGCAGTTGCACAACAACAAGCTGTTTTGAACGCATTGGCTAAAACAGAAGCAAATCACCGCGCGACAAATACTGGCGCGGGAATTGCCAACAAATTGGCTGATGCTGATTGGTTGGATTTGTTGACTACAGCGCGAACAGCAGTCGCTTCAGCAACCTCTACGCAAGGCTTGCGGGATGCAATCGCGCCCGTGCAAGCATCCATCGCAGCTAACGAATAAGGATAGCAATGACAAAATCAGCAAACTTAGCTGCCGTTGGTGCCAACGCCAACTCCGGCGGCACATTGATCACATCGGGCACAGCACAGGCCAGCACTAGCGGCACGTCGATCACATTTACTGGTATTCCTTCATGGGCGAAGCGAATCACTGTGATGTTTAACGGCGTGTCAACATCGGGAACATCAAATTTATTAGTTCAATTAGGCAGCGGCTCTACTACTACATCAGGATATACTGAAACTAATAGTAGTATAAAAAACGGTGTTTCCCCCGGTGTAGGAACTGTTACAAATGGATTTGTTATTGGCAGCGCTATTTTAGCGTCAAGTTTAAATTCAGGACAAACTGTTTTTACAAATATTAGCTCTAATATTTGGACTTGTTCATCACAATTAGCAGATTCTGTTCAACCGTCTTTAAGTTATTGTGCGGGAGTAATATCGCTTGCAGGAGCATTAGACCGAGTAGTCATCACAACAGTCAACGGCACGGACACCTTTGACGCTGGCTCAATCAACATCTTGTACGAGTAATAAATGACAGCACAAGCGATGACCTATGACAGCCTTGTTCAGGATGTCATCAATTATTCAGAACGGAACGACGCGCAATTTCTTGCACAGATTCCGCGCCTGATCATGATGACTGAACAGGCAATCGCGGCTGAACTGAAAACACTGCTCCAATTGAACGTGGTCAACACGACGCTGGAGCCGGAAAACTTTGTGCTGGAAAAACCAGTGCGCTGGCGCAAGACGATCAGCATGAAGATCAACGGCGTCCCTGTCACCAATCGCTCAATGGACTACGTGACTCAGTTCCAGTCTGAATCAGATGCTGGACAGCCCATCTACTACGGCGACTATGACTATGATCATTGGGCGCTGGCACCCAAACCAGATCAATC